GACAGACACGCAAACTAGGGTCTCAACTGTTTAATGACAATCCCAAAGGTCCCTCGAAAGTCAAAGCCCAGTACGGAACCGCAGAACGAGCCAGACAGACCTTGAAACGGCTACGAGGAAAAACCAAAGCCTATCAACGACAGGTCGCAACGACAATGTTCTATAGAGCGAAGTATCACAAATACCAAACGACAGGAATGAAGGAGGCGATGAAGGTGTATGGGGCTTTTTTACAGGGAATCAAACCCCCCACCACTTAACTCTTTCGGGACCCCTTCGCAATCTTGTATTTGACAAACTCAGAATATCCATCAAACTTCTGATTCGGCGTTTGGACTCCCTGGAGGATCAGACGATTTCCAATCGTATAGTCCATAATCTGCTCATACTCCAAGCCCCGTTGATCCATCGTGGAGACACAGCACGAGGCTGTGCTTCCAGTAGAGACTGATTGAATCACGGTAAGGACAAAGGTGGTAATGTAATAACTCCCTGCGCTCCGAATGGTGAGTGTATAGGTTCCGACAGCAGTGGTAGCTGTTGTCGAAATCGCCCCTGTTTGCGCACTGATTGTAATGGAGGCATACGATCCTGAGTCACCTCCTGTTGTTTGGAGAATCGCAAACGAGTTCCCTGAAGCATCTGCGGCCAAGGCTTCAGACGATGAACTGCCTGGTGTCACACTTTGCGACACACTCTGGACAAGCGCAGATCCACTGATCGTTTGGGTTTGATACGGAGTGGCACCAAAGTTCGCCAGTTCATAGGCTGTATTGGTTGCGGTGCTTGCCCAAACCGTCCCTACACCTGGTGACTCTAGTGGAACCCCCGTTAGAGATAGATTCGCAGTCGAGGTGTTCCACACTCCATTTGCACTATAGCAATTTGTTGCGATTCCTGATTCTTTATTACTGCCAAAGATGCCCGTCCCACTTGTTGTTAGTGTGCCACTCGAATAACAGTTGGATGCTGTTGTTACTCCATTTGTATCTCCAGCATAGGCTCCATAAATACCACCCCCATCCTGCATAATGTTGCCAGTGCTATACGATTTTTCTACAGTGACGACACCTGATTGAAATCCCGCGAAAGATCCACAGATGCCTCCTGCTGAACTATTTCCTAGGGCAGGGCCTCCAGTGCTGTAGCATTTGGATATAGTGGCACTCCCCGAAATCTGTCCCGCATACTGACCTACAATTCCACCAGCAAAACTGCTTATTTCTCCTGATGACCAACACTGCTCTACAGTACAACTACCTCCACTTCCATTTCCACATCTTGCTCCAACAATTCCACCTGCACTTGCAGCGATAGCTCCTGTACTCTTACATCCAATCACTTGAAGGGAAGTCGAGGTTGCTGTGTTTTTATACGCTGCATAGAGTCCTACAATCCCTCCGCCAAACGCTGCAATCTCACCATCCGAAGAACAGTTTAAAATATAATTGTTTATAGCATCTTTTCCAAAATACGATTGGGCTACCCATCCTCCACCTGTTGTAAGATATGCCCCATTCACTGCGGTAACTGAAAGATTATAGATTGAAATATTGTTATTTCCAGAGGCTCCAGATGTTCCATTTTGAAAGACTCCCTCATACAATCCTACCCCATCAACGATGATGTTTACTTTATTCCCTTCACTATCCACATTTGTACTTCCAAACTGGATTCCATCAGTGTATGCGATAAAATAAGAGTTGGTATCACTCATAGTCAAACTTGTTGTAAATATAACTTTTAAAATATTGGATGCTGGTGATGCATTCGTATTTTGAATATAAATAGGGGCCCCAGTAATGGCTGTCAAATCGCCATTATTGATTCGAAAATATTTTGTAGAACCATCTTGACTGAGATAGATCGTTTCTGTAGCACCATCTGCTGAAAGTGTATTTGAAGCTCCTACAACAAATCCAGTCTCACTCATGGGACCGAGTAAAAGACGAGACGATCCGTTTGTTCCTGTCACCTCGTGCTTGATACCTTCCTCAAACGAATATCCTGTTCCTGCTTCTATCGGATACGATTGCTCTCCAATCTGAAAGAGACCCTCTCCATCCGTAAGATAGACTAAATAGGTCTTGTCAAAGGAAGCTTGACCTCTATCCTTGTGCGCAGGTGTATCACCTTGGATCCATCGGCAAGGGACTGTAGAGAGACCTGAAAGCTCCAAGGAAAATGCTCTTGCTAAAGCGTCACGGATGCTCTCTGTCAGAGAAATCTGAAAAGAGACATATCTCTCAGGAGTCAGCCTCGAAAACGCCTCCTGTACTTCAGGAAGCGTTCGAATCATCTCCAGTTGTTCTGACGAAAATACGGAGGGGACACCTAGGACCATCTTCTACTAGGTTCAGGGATCCAAAGGAAAACCTCAGGGTAGAACAAGGGGGATGAATACAGTCTCGTACACCATTGAAGGATCTTTATTTGAACTGGTCGCCAGAGGAAACAAAGATGTCTATTTTTTACGGGATGACAAAGACAGCAAAAATCTGTTTGATAACCGCTACAATCCTACTCCTCCCCAAATCGCAGAACTCCGACGCCTCCCTCCTCTCAATCAGCCTGGCTTCGGTCGCTCCTTTGAGTTTCAAGTGGAGATCGCTGGAGATCTCTTTGTGGAACCCACCCTTCTCATTGATCTCCCCTCATGGCTCCCCCCTCCGCAAGCAGTGTTGAATCCCACGTCTGTGATCACAGATGCGTCAGGTGTCTCCTATGGCTATACGAATGGGATTGGCTATTTTCTCTTTGAAAAAATCCAACTGCTTCAAGACAATATCCTGCTCCAAGAGTTTAGCGGCGATGCCCTTTGGGCAACAAGTCGGAGTCGGGGAACATTGAACACAGCATTTCTAGATAATCGTCTGACAGGTCTTCATTCGGGTTCAGCACTGGAGATTGGACGGAATGCGACACCTGGACGACTTCGCCTCCCCTTACCTTTATTTGGATGTCAAAGTCTGGATGATGGGGGATTCCCTTCTTGCTGTATACCCCAACAACAATACCGGATTCGTTGTTTTTTGCGAAAGCTAGAAGACCTGGTTGAGGCGTCAGATGGAAGGGCGAAGCCGTCCCCTTGGTCACCGCAGGAGGGAGCCGGTTGGTTGTTGAAATCAAGCGCTTCAGGACCTGTGAGTACATTCTCTACGTTACCGATTCAAGAGATTCAAGCGCCCTCAATTTTGTTGGAGACACGACACATCTACACCGATGCGGAAACTCGCCTTGGACTCCAGAACGTCAGGAATGAGATCCCCTTTGAGCGCTTGTATGAAAATATCTTTACACAAAACCAATATGACTATGCTCCGATTGAACGAGGGGCTGTCGCTGCTATTACACGGAGGCTGGAGGGAACCCATCCTGCGGCGCGGATCGTGAACTTTTTCCGCTCCCAAACTGCGATTCAGAAAAACCAGCTGTGGAAGATTTCCAATGACATTTCGGGTGGAGAGTTCTACAACAATCTCAAACTCATTATTGCGGGAAAAGATCGCGAAACGCTGTTCTCCCCTCTGGTCTGGAGGAAGCTCGTGGTTCACGCAAAAGAGGAGAGAGATCCAGGACTGCCCTTGGCGATCATGAACTGGACTGTTGGCGACGTTCGAAGCCGTCGTCAACCGTTCGCCAGACAACCTGAAGGAAGCGTCAACTTCACCACAGCCGATCGTCCCACACTGTACTTAGAGTTGAATGATATCGTGATTGGACCCAAGAACTCTGTGCTTCATAGCATTGTAGAGACATGGGCTGCGATGGTCACCGAAAACTACAGAGCCACCTTGTGGTTTGGAAACTAATCTTGGACAGAGGACCCCGTGATGGATGAACTAAAGACCCCGTGGTACCCTATCCAGATGCCCACCTCACTCCTCACCTTTTCGCAAACCTTCATCGTGAATGCGCGGGACCCGACAGACAAACGCCCTTTGTGTTCGTTGTGGAAGGAGAAGCCTGTTGTCCTCCTCTTTTTACGACGTCTTGGATGCCCGATTTGTCGCGCCTACATTCAGGCCTTGTCCAAGGGTGCGAAGCTCTTTGAAGAGCTAGGAGCGCAGCTTATCTGTCTCAGCTTTGAAGCGATTGGAGAAGGAAGTGACTTTGACCGATCCTTTGAGGCTGGAAAGTATTGGACTGGACCCTTGTATACGATTGATAAGAGTGTCTATGCGGAACTCTTTGGTCGCAAAGGATTCTTTAATAACTTCTATGGGCTGTTTGATATGGACAAAGACGCTCTGAAAGCTGTCAAAGACCAGAAGGTAGAAGGAAACTACAAAGGAGACGGATTTCAGTTAGGAGGCCAGTTTGTTGTGGATCCACGGGGCCGAGTTCTTTTGGATCATCGCCAAAAACTGTTTGGTGATGATGCCAAGTTTGGAGAGTTGCTCAACGCAGTGGAGCAGTGGAAACTCTAAGCCCAATACTCACATCCTTCCTGCGCAGTCACAATCGGACTATTGACAAGTCCTGTAAAGCCTTGTTCTGTCAAATAATCTGTCACATTCCGATTGTATTTGTCCAGAAACTTCGTCACATTCCGTGCTAAGACAAACAGAGTGAGTTTGAGGGGGTCGCTGACCACCGCATACTCATACTGATCCTTGACCACAGGACCGAGCTGATAGACCCAGTAAGGCGCAGGAAACTCCGTTGTCTGAAGATGAACAGTGAGTTCACCTGGCTTCGTGGGGTCCTCCACATCCGCCCATCCAAAAATCTGACGTTCAGGCCCCGTCACGTTATATTGACGCTCCCGATTCCACACGCTGATCGTGTTGTTTGGATTGATGGCATAGTCTGCGGTATCACAAAACGAGCTGTTTTCAAAGGTGGCATCAACAAAGAGATCAGAGTAGATCTGGTACCAACGGCCCAAATACTGGGTGCGATTGAACTCTGTCACTTGGGAAAGGGCCAGTCCAACCAACGAGGCAAACAGCAGAAGCATTCTTCAATTGATTTGTTTCTCCGATTTAGGTAGAATGGAGGATCTTACACGATCAGAAATAGACTATAAACAGCTTATAGAAAGCATCAACCCAAGGCGTTCACCTCCACTGAGAACCCGTCGCGACCTCGCAGAGACACTTCTTCTGTTTCCATCTACACTCTATTCCGTAACCAGTCCTATCGCAACCCTTGAGTCTTATTTTTTTGGAACCTTTCAGTTTGTTCCCAGAACCTTGGATGGAACTGACCAAGCGTTTTATCTCCTTCAAACAACCTCTCAAGAGGATCGTCTCCGATTGCTGGACCAAGTCTTTGAACGTCTTATGAAGTATCTTCCTTCACTCGCCATTGCTCTTCCAGACGAACCACCTGCGTGGACAACACCCGAAGCGTTGGAGACACGCAAACGATTCTTCGATCATCTCGCTAAGAATAGAGACTTTCTCCTCCAGGGTCCTCCAAATCAGTCACATCATACACTCCACCCCAAGAAAGCACAAGAGTGGGTGGACGCCCAAGCAACTGCGGACCGTCGTCGCCTCGCATCTCTCTTGCTCTCCCACCTTCGCTATATCTCTCACGGAGACCTGCTGACAGCTCTTCAAGGCTGTGTTCAGACTGCGATGCTCAAACGAAACCCTGGACTCCCTGTCATTTTCCTCGTGGGAAAACCTACCAAATCAAACTATTACATTTCACTCCTGTTTGCCCACTTCTGGTTAGAAGCGGGTGGACAGATTGATGGGGTGTTTCAATCAATAGAAGCAGTGAAGAGCTTACGTCTCTCAGCGAACTTTCTTGATATCGACGATATGAGTTATTCAGGAAATCAAACCGACGCGAGCCTACGACGTACATTCAAATCCTATGCGCAAACGTTTCGCGATCTTGTAAAAAGACAGCTCTCTGGTGATCCTGATTACAATCGCACCTATATGTTTCTACCACGCTATCTCATTGAATCAGCACTCCAAACCCTTGGATTTCAGTATCTTCTTATCAGAGCCTTTATGAGTGAATCGAGTTATCAACGATTTTCAAACTATGATCCTCTTCGTTTGCCTGTCGAGAGTATCACACACGAACGGATTCCTTATTTGCCTGGTGTCTCCCAGAGAGACAAAGATCTCATCGCAGCTACCTTTAGCACGGAACCCCCCGCTACAACTGTGTATTTTAATCATAAAGTCGCAGACCCGCCCTCTACCTACCTCTATGTCATCACACACGGAATCGTGCCTGAACGAATGCTTGGTGACGATAACGATGCCGATCCAGTCAACGCTTCCCTCCAAAACGGTGTACCAGGAACAGGGGCTAGGTTTTTACCCTTTGTTCAACACTGTGACGATGGAACAGGCTTGATTCCATCGCGGACGCATAGCAACTTCTGGGACCTTCCTGATGAGTATCGTTGCCCTCCTGCTTGGTACAAAACGATTGACTATGATCGAAAAAAGGGTGGGACACGGAAACGGAGAAAGCCCTCTCATTCAAAGTCGGTCAGCCACCGAAACTTGGGATCCAAAGCAAGACAGAAGGTCAAGGCTAACGCACGGTCTTCCAAAGGCTCTCGCACCGGTTTCCGAAGCAAAGCAGCAAGGAGGTCCTGATTTACTGTCTGCGCATAGACAACAAAGTCCTCTGGAGATTTTCCTGAATGTCCGATCTTACGCTTTACAAACTCATCACGGAGTGTATCCACAGAGATGTAAGGCCGATGAGTTGCCTTGGGTCGGATTCGCTTTTCTTTCTGTGTGTTAAAGGCTTTCTCCAAGGCCGCAATATACCGATTTGCCACCAGGATTGGATCTTCTTTCCATTCAATCGCTCGGGTATGATTGAGAATCTTAAAATACTCAATCACCTCCGATTCAGAGCCACACTTCTTTTCTACAACTAAGACATCAAAGTCCTGCGTCTCTGACTCTTTGATAAGACTATGACGATGTTGTCCATCCACAACAAAGGAGAGAATCTCTTCTGAGTCCTCCTCCTCTACGGGATAGGTGACAATATGAAAGGGCTTCAGATCCAGACTCTTTACACCCTGCTTCAAAGAACTCGCAATCGCCTGTTTGTGTTCTTGGTTTAGAATCCGATTGCCCTTCCAAATCGGAATCTTCACTAAATCACGAGCAGAGATCTTTCGCAAGAGGCTCCCATCCGAAAAGAGATGAAGATGTGCCTTGGGAGGTGGAGGAGGAGCGACACGACGAGGTGGAACTGGAGAATCCATGTGTACACTCTATGAACCGGATACAAGCCTCAATTTTAGTGATAGAAGTTCCTTCTAAAGAATTCCAAAGGCCAGATAGCAGAGAGCCAATGGCAGGATCGACCCAATCCTTCCAGCGTCCTTCAGGAGATATAACAACGCTTTTGGACCTCGCAGATCGAGACGCCCAAGACAATGCTTACTTCCCTCTCAAATCGACAGTCAGTTGGTTCACGCGAAATGGGGAACGTCGGTTTATGCCCTTCACCCCCGTCCTCCAAGATTTCCAGTATAGAGGTCCAGCAGGATTCGGACAACGGTTCTCCTTTGACATTGCTGCCCAGACGTCTGGAGATCTTCTCCTCGGCGCTGTCCTCCAGCTCAAGCTGACAAGCTGGTTTGATCCCAGCACGGTCCTGAAGCTCCAAAATCAGACGTATCTCTATCAGACGCCCTCCGAGGCCTGGTACTACGCCAACGCGATGGGACAAATCTTACTCCAGAAAGTGGAACTGGAAATCGACGGCAAGACGATTGAAATGGTAGACGGAGATCTCGCAACCGCCTTCAGTGCTCTCTATCCCGATTTCAACACCCAGATCGGCCCTTCCTGTGATCACTTAGGTGTCGCATCTCTCCCCCAGCTTCAGTCATGGCCGTCCTATCGTGTCTATCCCACGGAAACAGGATTCATCCATTGTGTTCTTCCTCTCTTTTTCCAACGCACACGAATGAAGGAGGGCCTTCCTCTCGTCGCGTGTCGCGAAGGGACGGTTCGGATTCATATCACGCTGAGACCCTTTGTGGATGTGATTCGCCAAGCCAGAGGATTCAGGACCAGTTGTGATGCGACTCCCATCAATACGACCATCAATCTACTGGACAAGTCCCTCCCGTTTACACGTGTGATTCCTACCCAGACAAGTGAAGCAGAACCTATGCTTCAAGCGGTACGACTTGTCACGTGGGGAGCGATGCTGGATGGTTCCGTTCGCTCCTCTATGATTCGGCAGCCTTTTGAGATTCTCCATCGGTCAATCCAAACCTTTTTCTTTGAAGAACCTCTGAAATATGTCATTGCGAAGCCAACCCAAGACAATCTGATTCGCATTCAACTCCCCTTAGAGGCGAACCATCCCATTGAGGAGATCTTCTGGTTTGTGCGTCGCAAAGATGTCGCAAACAACAATGAATGGACAAACTGGTCCAATGTGTTGAATAAAGATGTGGATCCAACCTACAGGCCCCGACAGAGTATGATTGTTCACGCGAAGATCCAAGCCAACGGGATTGATGTTGTAGACGCAGAAGGGGAGTTCTTCCGCCAACTCATTGCGAGACATCATCGGGGAGGGATTGTCTCCTACAATCAGTTCCTCTACGGGTACCCCTTTGGCAGGTGGCCTGGAGATGTTCATCAGCCCACAGGAACGATCAATGCGTCTCGCCTTCAGAATCTCCGGTTAACTCTGGATGTTCGTCCTCCCTATGGACCCGATGGAACCTCTGTGGCGTGGGAAGTGAAGGTCTTCTGTGTTGCGCTCAACTGGCTCCGCTTCCAGAATGGCATCGCCAATCCGATCTTCACCGACTAAGCATAAAATTGAAGCCGTGGATGCGAAGCAAAGGAGGAAGCAACCCTGTAGGTCGTTCCAATGTTTCGCTTCTGTGTCAAGGCAACGGCAGCAGTTCCGCCGACGGATCTGCCCTCGTTTCCGAAGTATATGGGAGCTGGATGTGTCTTTACGGACGGAAAGCACATCCTCGCAGGATACCAGCCTCACAAGGCGAAACCTGGAATCAATGGCCTCGGAGGTCACAAGGAGTCTGGAGAGACCTATCTCCAGACAGCCTTTCGGGAGACGCTGGAGGAACTCTTCCACGTGGAGACCTCTGCGATTCCACCCAAGCTCATTCCAGATCTGATTCAGACCCTTGTGCCCACACGGGTCAAGCAGAAGAATGATTACGTCCTTGTTCACTTCACCTTGGATGATCTGCTCACGTTCCTCCGCATGACAAAGAAGTCTGGACTCACCTCACCTCTCTTTCCCACACTGCCCCTGACCCTTCTGGATCTGCTCCAGAAGCGGCGTCACGATCCCAAGGCAGAAGTCGCTGTGTTGTGTCTGCTTCCTGTCGTGAAGCACCCTCTCCACAAGAAAGGAAAGGACTTCGTGACTCCCTACTTCGTCAAAGATCTGTGGGAACTCTAACTAAAGAACAAACCCCATCTCCGATAGAATGGTGGTAAGTCTCCTCCAGATTATCCATACAGGTCTTCAAGATGAACGGCTTCTTCCCACCAAAGGAAAGCCAAATGTCTCCTTTTTTCAAAAGGTCTTTGTGAAAGCGGGACGCTTTACAACTGCCTGGGTCCGATTGGATTTTGATACACGACCGAACTTTGCATCTCAAGCGACGATCACGTTGCCCCGACAAGGACATCTGATCACACGACTCTATCTTGTCACTACGATGCCCGATATCCTCACACCACAACTTCAAGCCCGAGCTGCTGCCACTAGCACGTTTCTCGGCCCCACCTTTGGCTGGACCAATAGTCTTGGACACGCTCTGATTCAATCCGCTACGCTGGACATTGGAGGCGCTCGGGTGGAAACGTTGAATGGGCGCCTCTTGGAAGTCTTGGATGAGTTCAATACACCCTTAGAAAAGGTGACCTCTGTGAACAGCCTCCTTCCACGGATTCAGAATGGATTTACTCCTACCAGTATCGGATGGACAGACTCTCCCACTGTCGCAGTCACACCCTTGCCGTTCTGGTTTTCTCGAGGGGACCCAGGGGTTGCGTTGCCGATTGATGCGATCAATAACGATCAAGTGCGCATCAGCATCTCGTTTGCGCCCGTGACCTCTTTGTATGTCAGTTCAGCTCAGCTTCCCATTTCAACCCGAACCCAGCCTCCAGCAGGCTCTGGCTATTTCCCCTTGCTCAACTCGCCTTTTTATCAGACCGGCGGGACAAAGTCTGTGGCTGGACTCAGTGGAAACCCGAGTGTCTCCCAACTGGTCACTGATGTTTCAGGAAAACGGATGCCCACAAGTCTCAGCCTTGGAGATACCTATGTCCTCGCAGAATATGTCTATTTGGACAAGCCTGAGGCGAACAAGTTCCGCATTTCTGATATTCAATATCCGATTGCGCAACATTATCTCTTTGAACCGACGGATTCCAATGGGCTTCCGAATCTGACGATTCCTCTTCGGGTCCCCAATCCCACGCGTGATCTGTTTTTCTTCGCGCAACGGTTTGAAGCGGCTGCCTACAATGCGCCTTTCTTAGCCTCTCGGGATTTGAGTGGACTGGGTGTCACAGTTGCTCCGTGGTGGCCTGATGCGACAGGCTTGAATCCTGTGAATCTCGGCTTCTTAACACCTGCGTTCTCCACACGACAGTCGGAACCCATAGACTCCTTGAGTCTGGTCTACGAAAGCAAACTCTATCGGTACAACACCTACGCCCCCGCGTTGTTCCGAAGCTTACTTCCCTCTCTCGTTCAGAAAAAAACTCCCTGGATCAATGCCTATTATTACAATCTGCCCTTTGGGATGGAACACGGGATCTTTCCACCGTCTGTTGTCTCAGGGGAAGCGAATCTCGACAAAGTAGAAAAGGTAGAACTTCGTCTTCAGTTCAAACCCTATCTGGGCTCCATGGATCCGAACAATGTCCCTCGCTTCATTGTCTACTGCTTCGCAGAAACCTATAATATTCTGCGCATCTACGGGGGCCGTGCTGGATTGCTCTTCCAGTTCTAAGTAAATCTGAGAACAAGAAACAGTCCAAGAAGACCTACAAACGTATCCACAGTGATATCAAGAAACCCACGCAGAGACCGTGGAGTCATTCCAATGAGACCTTGCCACATTTCCCAGAGCGTATGGAACAGGAAATAGGTAAGAAATGGACTCGAAGACGAATAGATCCCAGAGCGAAGAACGAAACCAAAGAAGACACCACTCAAAAAATGATTCACATGCCAGAGATTCAAATAGAAAAGTGAGGTCTCATTTCCAACAAGATAGCGATCCAAAAACGCAACAACAGACGATGGAAGCCAGAGATCCCCACTTCTATAGATCCAACTCTCTTTCATCTTCTTTCTCAGTAGAAATCTTCACTCCACCTAGATGCCACACAAAGGCGGGAAACGTTGGAAACAAGGATCAGATACGTGTGTCTTCAAACCGTCTGTTGGATGTCAAGATGGGTCGGCTCCTAGCAATCTCCCTGGAATGATCTCCCGTGTGGTTGCGGAAGGAAGCACTGATGTGGAGACAGAAGCATATCTGAAAGAAACATTTCCGGTTCTTGCGAA